GCCTTAGCAAGCTTCTTGGCAGGGATCGGTTCGCCCTTCTTGGCACCAAGGCTGGCCCGGAGAGCACCGGGCTTCTTGATGGCGTTCTTGATCCAGTTGACCTTACCGCCCTTGGCCTTACGGTTGATCTCGGGGATATATTCTTTCCCCTTACTGTCCGTTACCAAGGGTTTATTCCCAACGATATCTTCGCCACTAGGCGGCAACCGCACGTAAGGCTTTGGCTTCTCTGGTGTAGCCTTAGGACGCGGACGGTTAATGATACTGTTAACCCGGTCAAAGTCTTCCTTAACCGAATTACCGTCACCAAACTTCTTCACCTTACCACCCTTGGCGTACATGCTAACCTCGTTCGGATCATCCTTGCGGGTGATCGTTTTAGCCTTAGGCATCTTAGAGGGGGACACAATGCCCATACCCCGGGATGGTCTCATATTAGCACTTGCCGCCATTCTTCATGGTGACCTGCTTGCCCTTGGTCTTGCCGCGAACAGCAATACCATTGGCGGACGAACGGAACGAACCGCCGCCAGCCATCTTCTTAACGGAGCCACCCTTCTTCATGCCCATCGGGGGAGTAGCGGGAGCGCCCATCGGGACAGCGCCCATCGGGGAGGCACCAGCGCCAGCAGCGCGAGCGGCCATAACTTTACCCAACATCTGCCCAACGGCAGCAGCCTTAGCACGACTAACTTTTTTCATAACTTTAGTCCTTTTGGTTAATTTAACTTTTGGTTCCGGTTTTAACGAGTCCGTCGAGTTTACCTTCAAGCCGTAGAAAAGCCGCATCAAAGCGGTCACCCAGTTTCTCAAGATCACGGCTGTACTCCTCGCGGGTGATATGATTCCGGGCAATCTCTTCCCGAGTCCTATTCATAAGGATACCCAGACGAGAAAGCTCGTCAAAGGCGTTCTTAAAGATAAAACCCATCATCGCCACAATAGCACTCAAAATAACGTTCCAAATCATCATTTCCATGTCAGCAATTCCATGCCCGTAGGCTCTTGTTTATACGGCTATCGGGGTCTTTAGCGGTTTTGGCGCTAGTAAGCTTTTTCTTTAACCCAGACATTCTGGCACAAAATGACTTCTTGCGGGCACCGCCTTCAGGCTGCGGGCGCTTGAGACCGGGCTTCCCGGGGTTGGCAGCATTGTAGGAAGCACGTCCCTTGGCGTTTAGACCGCCCTTGGGGTTCTTACCTTCTTTGCGTGTCCATGCCGGGGACTTAGCCATTGGACACCTTCTGGTCAGGGACAATCATCGGGTAGAGGACATCCTTACCGAACTCGCCCTTGTATTCCTGCACGCCCATATGGCCGAGCTTGATGGTGGGGTCGATCCAGACTTCGAAGCCTTCGGCCCGGGCGCGGTCACAGAAGAGGAAGTCCTCCCCCATATAGCCCTCGTCGGTCACCTTGAAGTCAAACATAGCGCTCAGGCGGCGATCAGACCGCTTGTCGTCATATTCCCACTCGGGGTGCTTGGAAGACAGAACTTCAAAGACATCGCGGCGTATCAGCATAAAGGCAGTAGCCACCCGGGTCGCACGGACTAGGCCCATACCGTTCATGGTCAGTTCGCCGTTCGCGTCATATTCGAGGTCAGCAATATAGACCTTGTCGGTGCTGCGCGTGCGGGGAACCCCGGCGACGATGCCCTTCTTGGGGTCCGAACCCCAAGCCATAAGCCGTAAAACGTCGTCCGGTTCGAAGTTAATGTCAGAATCAATGAAGAGCAGGTCCGTGCAGTCGGACTCTAAAAGATCAGCGGCAAGTAAATTACGGGCCCGGGAAACCACCGAACAACCGCAAATACTGCCGATCTGGATGCTGATACCGTGCTGCCCTGCGGACTGGGCAAAGCTAGCCAACGACACTGCCAACTTCAAGGATACCTTGAAATCGTAGGCTGGCAGGGCGATGAAGAGACGCCTTCCCGCTAGTTCGTAACCCTTGGTTGCTGCCACAACATCACCCGTAGAACAGGGTTGTAGTCAGGTTGGCAAGCAGACCAACGTAAATGCCGTTCTCAGCAAGGATGCCTTCCCCGGGGATAACGACGGGGAAAGAAACGGGGTTGTAACTGTCCACTTCCAGAAGGATATTTGCGTACATCGTCACGTTGCCGTTTGTAGTCAGGCTCGCCGTGACAATCGTGAAGGCGTTGGCAGAGGTGACGGTGACAGCGTAGGAGTTGTTTGTCGTGCCGCTTCCGGTGGTAAAGTTCAGCCAAACCCTAGCGCCCGTAGCCAGACCGTGGTTGGTAATTGTTACCGTACACGTCGTGGAACCGGGGATATTGTAGGTACCCGTCTGGGTAACATTGTTCGCAAACGCAACGGTTCTAGCCGCTGCCGCAGCGTCAGCAGAAACAACAGCCCCCTTCAGGCGAGTACGGAAGTTAACCGCAACGCCTGAAGCCTGCATGTGCTTAGACTTGACATCGTATTGCATAGCCATATCGGCCTCCTATTACGAGGTGGCGAACGGTGTTGCGATGGTGCCAGAACCGATTACCACACCCGAAACAAGCCACTGGGTGGCGTTCAGGGCCGAGAACGTGACATAGGAGCCAGCAATACCGCCCTTAGTCGTGCCATTCAGGTTAACCGAGCGGATAGAAGTGCCGTTAGCCGGAAAACTGGTCGTCACACCCGACGCATCAAAAACCAGCACGGAACCGAGCAAATACTGCGAAGCCGCAGTAATGACTTTCCAAGTCGTGGCAGCCGTCTGAAGCGCAAAAGTGAAGGAAACACCCATGTTATTGGGGCTATTCGGGTCGCTACCGGGACCGGACGAAACCGGGTTGGCCGAGGCATTGAGCGTCGGCAGGGTGATAACCAGAGTCGCGTCGTTGGTGCGGATAACGCGCCCAGCATAGGTGGGGACATCCAGCGTAACGGTGTTCGTATTGTCGGGCAGGTTAATAACGCAGCCGGGGCCGTTCGAATAGAAGCCGTTCAGCGAGCGGACTGGACCCTGAAAAGTAGACAAAGCCATTGAGATTCTCCGTGTTGTAGCACATCCCCACACCGTCTCTACAACGTCTGCTAGGACAGTCGGTGCGGGTAAAGGACCCTAGATCGAAGCGAAGGTACTAGATTTAGAGAAGAAAGCAAGGGCTTCCTCGTCAAAAGGAAGCAGGTTGGACTTAGTAAGGTTCTCCCTCCGCGTCGTCACCCGCAGATTCCACGGCACGTGCAAACCACAAACTACTTCACTGCGCAGCGGCCAGATATGGTCCACGACGTACTGCTCCCCAGTGGTTTGGGTCATAGTTATGGCGATCTGGTAAAGCTGCCGGATTTCGGACTTCTGGGTCCGCGTCAACCAAGGCGGGGTAGCTTCGCGGTGTTTACGACGGCGGGCTTTGGTGTCGGCACGGACCCAAACAAGATTACGTTTTTTCCACGCCTCCGTATAAGAATTTATTACGTGCCTAGGGCGGGTAGCGGCGGCGGCTATGACTTTGTCCCGGTTTGCCATGTACCAATCGTTCTTCCGGTCCTTTACATCCTCGCGCTTATTGTACGCGTCAAAATAAGTTGCGCGTTTAACCGAAGCGCAGCGCGTCTCTTCCTTCATACACTCCACGCATACCCCCTTGGTCTTGCGTAGCGCCACATGCCCATGCAGGCAGGGTGTGCCAGTGAAATAATACTTAGTATTCAGACGTTTAGCGTCTGCACGGTTATTTGGGTATTCAGTGTTTTCCATCCGTAGCCCCTAAGTGTTCTTAGCTACAGTAATGAATCACACCCCCGCCGACGCGTCAAGTAATACGATAAGGCAACAAAAAACCCCCGGATTTCTCCGGGGGTTCTTCACTAAGTACTTGATTTTACTTACGTCGAACCGGACGAACCAAACGCGCCCAGCGGGTCAGACCAGCCAAACGAATAACGCTCGCGGCTCTTGTAACGAACATTCCCGGTGTCGAAGTCTCCATCCATTGACTGGGTCAACGGAGCGCGGGTGAACATCTTCAGACCATTCGGAACGTCCGTGGACAGGAACCAAGCATTGGTGTCGGTCAAGAAGTGGTTAACCGTGTAACCCTCCGGGATCGAACCGTTGCTCTTCAGAGCGTTGATATCGTTATCGGAAGTACCGACGCGAAGTTCGGTTTCCAGCAAACGGGTCGCAACGAACATCAGGCTCGGCGGGATAATCAACTTGCGGGGCTTAGCTGCGATCAGCAGGCCACGTTCGTCCGTCCAACCAGCGATCTGAATGACGGCAGCTTCGAGGCTGGTTTCATTCAAGTCGGCAGGTGTGGTCGGAACGTTGGAGTTGGTACCACCGGAAACCAACGGATGCGAAGCACTGAACAGAGCAACACCATCACCACCCTTATAGGAGGCGCTGAAGCCGTTATTCAGAACCGCAGCGCCCTTGGTCTGCTTAGTATACGCCATGGCACGGGCCAAAGCCTTGGTGTAACGCGCGGACAGGGAGTCATAGAGGTTGTCCTCGATGGCCTCTTCCGT